AATTATCCTATTAGATTCCACCTTTGGATATCAAATTTGAGAGTACTAACACAATGAATATAATCAATATTATAATATTGACTTATATTTATGTTGAAATCTTTTGGAGCTAATACAATTGGAGATATATACTTATCTTTATAAGTCTCAAAGTTAAAATTTGACCAAGTATCCCTTAAAGAGAATGGCGGAACATACTTTAAAAAAGTATTATATATTATTGATAAGATTTTATTATCACTCATTTCATAGAATTCATTATAGCATGAATATTGTTTAGATATTTTCCCTTTTGCTAATCTTTTCCGAAATGGTAAATACATTTGTCTTATTACTGCCCTATAACATGTAATTAATAGAAATAAAGCATCAGGACTAAAACAAGGATTATAAAATTGTTGAGCTAATCTTTCACTACGCTGGTATAAAGAAGTAGTATAAGATTCTGGATATATGATCTTCTCCAAGAAATCCTCAGCGTGACGTGAAGGTAACCCAAAGAAAGAATATGTTTTAAGAAATGTTGGAATACTTTTTCTATCTTCATAATAATTATTTTTAATCTTCTTAAAAATTAAGGGATCTGCTGTTTGTCCCGTTAAAGTATATAATTTATCTTTAATTATATCTAAATCTAAATTATAGAGTGTATTAAAATAGATTAATGTATCATCACCATAAACTTTAATGTGATACTCATTAGGTGGTATTCTTAGATCATCCATAACTAAAGTCCAATTAATCCAATTAACTATAGTCCCAATTATAGAAGTAAAAGGTGATCCTGTAGCAACACTTTTTCTAACTCTATATATTAAACCATGAGGTATAACTATATTTTTATTAATGAACCCAGATGAATAATATAGAAATAGATTATCCATTTCCTCACCTTCAGGATAACAAGATCTTAATATAGACCAAGCTACCTTTAAAACATTTCTACCAACATGCTGATCGAATCTCTTCATATCAGCCTCTATACAGTATTCATACTTATTCATATGATTTATAAATTTATCATAATGACCATTCATAAAATCAATTCCTGTACAGATTTCATTATCACTCCTATTCTTATTAATAACTGACATACTATGGTATATAGTATTACATGCAGCTAATCCAACAATTTTTGTTACACCATCAGGTACAATTAATAGTCTAGATCTCAGATCTTTACCAGGTTCTATTTTTTGCGCCCTTGAACGTCCACCTATAGTCCAAAAAGTTCTATCAGCCATAACTTTTGACTTCGCTTTCTTTAGTATCATATAAGCAGGAAACTTTATATGATGATCTACTTGCTGATGCTTAACACCTCTACCATACATACATTCTGGAAAGAAACCAACCGAACCATTAGGATTAGTTTCTACATGTAGAACATCTATTGCTTCAACTGAAGGAAGCTTAGGTAACCTTAACTTATGAAAACTCTTACTAACTCTATCAAAAATTTCCTCAGCACTATATTTCTCTTCTACGTGATCACAAAAAATTTGAAATTCTTTTTGTTGACTTTCCCAAGATCCGCTAATAACTACCCTTCTTTCAAAATCTTCACTAACTTTCCTTAACTCCATATCATTAGAATTCTTAAGTAATTTTAGAGTATTTATACCTAACTTATCAATTCTTCTAATCTTTTGGGGAATTTTACCTGGATTAAAAGGTGAAATTCCTAGAAATTTACAATCTAAACCAGGTTTAATTGGTAAGACTTCTCTAAGTTCTTTTGTTATCTTTACAAAATAAGGTTCGCCCGGCTTTGCTAATACCTTCGGATTAGATTGGGATACACGCTGACTTAAAATTTTTGGTAATATAGATATTCGATCTTCAATATCCATATGACCACTTACATCCATTTTGGAAATATAATTATGAATTTTCTTCTTTCCTTGATTTTTTAATAAGAATTTATAATCAGCTTTTTGTTTATCACTAGGAGTACTTAAGGTATTATAAAATTCTATCAAGTTATTTAATACTTCTTCACTTTCACGAACCCTAGTTACTTTAATCTTATGATAATTATTTTTGATTAATTTTTGTAATCTTAAAGTAATCTTAGGAAGACCATCCTTCTCCAAATATTCCTCATTATCATTATAGTACTTCAAAAATTTTTTTCCTACCTTATTAATAGTGGATGCACTAATAAGGTCTATTCTTTTAAATCAAATGGATTTGTAAAATCAGCAGAAAATTCTCCCTTATTAGCAACTAAATTACTGAAACATAATCTTTTATAATCAAGTAATATATCTCTAATAGTTACTTTCAGAATATTATCATCAGTGATAGTATAAATTTTTCTCTTATATTCTAAAGGTACATCTTCTAATTGTAAGGTACTTACAAGAGTATACTTAGAAATATTCTTATAAAAAGAAATCTTTCTTTGTTGTATCTTATTCATATCATCCTTATACCTATTAACAATTATAGTAGTTTCTCGTGCTAGATCTTTATTAAAGTTAATTAATGAATTTGCTTCTTTAAGTATAATCTCATGTAACTCTTTAGGAGCTCCCTCTAATGATGTATAAATAGGTAACTTTAATATTTGGGAAAATTCATCATTAAATTTCTTATACCATACTCTAAAAGGTTTATGTGTTGATATAACTACATTAATTTTTTCAATTGAATTGATACCAGGAATCTTGAAATCATCTCTAATAACATCGATAATAAAATTTTCTTTAAAAGTTTTCTTTTGTGAATCAGGTAAAGTCAAATAAGTCTTAAAATCAAAGTCTCTATTTATCATAAATTTCTAATAGTGTTATGTAAGAAGGTACACGTATTCACGTGGCCACCCCAATAATGAAGTACAAACGATCATTCCACCTTCGAAAAG